CTAACGCAGAAGTTTTGAATGGAATACACGGTATGCGCTTTATTGATAAAATGAAAGGCACTTCTTCTATGGGCTTTCCTTTATCCGGAACATTGTCTGAATATATTGAAGGGCCAGAAGGCTCTAAACGTTTTAAAAAAGAAGCAGAGTTTTTGTGGGATCGCGTGACTCAAATGGAAGAAGACTATATTAAAGGAAGAAGGTGTTATCCTGTTTTCACGGCACATTTGAAAGATGAACCAAAAAAAATAGGCAGTGAGAAAGTGCGAGTATTTTTTGGTGCTTCAACAGACCTTAAACTAATTGTCCGCAAATATTATCTACCTATTGTTAGGTTATTATCTGAAATGCCATTAATGTCAGAATGTGCTGTTGGGATTAATAGTCACGGTACAGATTGGGGGGAAATGATTTCACATATTTCATTTCATGGTGAAGATCGGATAGTTGCTGGTGATTATTCTGGATACGATCAACAATTGCCGTTGAATGTTACTCAAGCTTGTATGGGTATTTTAATTCAAATGGCTGAAGATATTGGATACAATACTGAGTCCTTAATTATTATGAGATCTATTGTTCCTGATATTACCACACCTGTTGTCAATTTTTATGGATCATTGATAATGTTGATGGGAGGCAATCCTAGCGGTCAAAATTTGACTGTTTATTTAAATTCTTTAGTGAATTCTATTTTGTCACGGTGTGCATTTTATAGTTTGGCACCTTCTCAGAACTTTGCTTATTATCGGAAATATGTACACCAAATTACATATGGAGATGATGATATTGGTTCTGTTTCCACTTTGTGTCCTTGGTTTAATTCTGTTTCTAAAGCGGAAGTATTACATTCTTATGGGTTAACATATACACCACCTTCGAAAACTGGTTCTCATGTAGCTTATATGGATTTAAAAGATGTAGATTTTTTAAAAAGGAAAAACGTATATATTCCTGAAATTTCAGCATGTATTGGTGCTTTAGAGGAGGATTCAATTATGAAATCTTTGTCACATGGAATTCCATCCAAAGAAATGACTGAAGAGGAAATATTTGGGCAAGTAGTTGATGGAGCTTTACATGAGTATTTTGCTCATGGTAGAGAAAAATACGAAACTTTTAGGGAAAAAGTTTCTGAATTTTTAATTAGACATAATTTGCAAAGGTTTTCCCAAACCTTAGATGTAGATTTTGATGCACGTATAGAAAGATGGCGTGCAGATCATTGTGTCGAACATTAGTGTATTGGATACCGTATAGTTTTCGCAACACTATATAGGCTTGCACTAATTGAGCGAATTTCATCATGAAACTCGTTATTTTTGAGTTAAGGTAACGTTTTATATGACTCACTAACACACAAGGAGGGAGTTCACCCTCGAAGTCAAACAATGAACACCCCTGGAGTATAGCCGGATTTACTCCTCCGGAAGGGCTGGATAGCCCGATGTATTCTGATTCCCAGGATTCACTTAGGCAACGCGATACACAACGGTTTGTTCCTAATGGACATTGCATCGCGACTCACTGCAATCCAAAATATTATGGATTATTATCACAGGGTAGAACGACAACGTACTGGCCGTCTTATATGTGTCATGTATGTTGCGTTGGTGCTTCTTTGCCTCAATTCGTGCCTCAATCTGGTATATTTTATACTGGAGAATATTATGAAGGTGTCATAGTATTACCAGAATTTGTTTACCCTGATGGTAGTTTGATAATTGATGCAATTAAAGAAGTTATACAGAAGAAATTCGATTATGATTTGTATTTTGAAACAGGAGATTTTTCTTTACCAATACCAGATAGTGATTTTTATGCTACTGCTTTGAATACTGCTAAACGATTTTTAAAAAGATACCAGGAAGCTAACACTTTTGTAGCACCACAACAAACAAAAAAAACACCTCAGTCTGGTGTATTGACATCAGAAAGCTTGGTTAAAGATAAAAAACAAGTTTTGACCACTTTTATTAATGACACTACATCAGAAGAAGTATCATTCGATACGGATCATGAGAGAACACTGTACTCACACGATTCAAACATTGAGCAGATACAACATTTTTTGTCGAGACCTTTATTGGTTAACACATTTGTATTAACACCTGGCTCTACAGCAGTTGCAACTAATCCTCTTATTAACCCTGTTCAAATATTACCAACTCAGTTTTTTTCTAATAAAAGAATTATGAATAGGATGAATAATTATAGGAATTTTAAATGCGATCTATGTTTTAAATTTTTGATAAATGGTACACCGTTTCATTATGGAAGATATATTGCAGCAGCGTTACCCAATCATGTTGAAGACAATTTATCAGCTTTAAATAATATAGCCACAAGTGGTGGACCGTTGAACCGCTGTAGATTATCTCAACTTCCACATGTTTATTTGAATCCAACAACCAGTCAAGGAGGTTGTTTACGGTTACCATATTTGCATAAGTTTGAATCATTTAGTTTGGCATTGAATGAGCAAAATAATATGGGAACTATTTTATTGGGTGAGTTGGTTCCTTTATTACAATTAGGAACGGCAGTGGATACTATTACGATATCAGTATATTGCTGGGCAGAAAATGTAGTATTTGGTGCTCCTACCAACAATAATTTACCTGGTTTGGTGCCCCAAAGTTCTGATGAATATCAAGAAGAAGGACCAATTAGCCATATTTCCAATTCATTGGCTTTGGCTAGTGCACATTTACATGGTATACCGATTATAGGCAAATACGCCCATGTTTCCACTACTATGTTTAGGGCTTTATCTAATATTGCTAATTTATTCGGTTATTCTAGACCAGCTCTTGTTTCAGAT